TATCGCATCGGCTCTGCCGAGCAGACATCAACTCAAACGCCGATAGGCAGGAGCAGACATCATGGCAAAGCAAGTTCTCACAAACGTGGCAGTGACCTTCGGTACTGCTTCAACCGATATTTCGGCGTATGTCACGTCAATCACATTGTCAACCACAGCCAATGAAGTTGTGACTTCGGCAATGGGATCGTCAGCGATGACTCGTATTCAGGGCATGATTGATAACTCGGTCACGATTGAATTGCAACAGGATTACCCAACGATTGAGAAGTTGTTCTGGGATGCGTTCACTGCTGGTACTGCTGTACCGATGACAGTGAAGCCAAACGGAACTGCTGCTGCTTCGTCAACGAATCCAAGTTACGCATTCAGTGCGCTCCCAACTTCGTGGACACCAGTGAACGGTGCTATCGGTGACTTGGCCACAGTGTCAATCACCTACCCAATCTCTGGTGCAATCACCAAGACAGGCACCAACGCCTAGTACAAATAATTCCAACCCTTACCTGCGGAGGTAGAGAATGAAAATCGCACTCAGTTTGACTAGTGCATTAGATAGTAAGCAACGCACAATCATTGCTGCGTTTCCTGACTTCATTGCGTTTGAAAATAAATACAATCGCAGTGTTGCCAAGTTTGAAGCCGAACTCACATTGACTGATCTTGCATACCTTGGATGGCATGCAGAGAAACGGTTGAAGAAAACTGGTTTGGACTTTGAATCATGGTGTGATGAGATTGAAGCACTCGAAGTGGGAGATAGCGCAGACGCAGTGATCGTCCCTTTGGAGACCAGTCAGCACACTGGGTAATTTCCTATCTCGCTTGCGAGACAGGGATATCGCCGAGTTCACTGCTGGCAGAAGAACCACGAATGCTGTTCACAATGTTGGCGTACCTTCGATGGAGAGCCATTCATCTCGGCAAGTAGTATTCGTGTATGGCAGGTCTTAGTCGAGGTAGCACGTTCACGGGTTCGGAGGATTTATCCAAAGACCCTGTGATGATCAAGGGGATTGACAACTTCCTTCGTGATCTTGCCAAGACATATCCTGACTTCAACAAAGAAGCTCGCAAGGCTGGAGAACATGTTGCCGAACTTCTAGTTGTTGCAGCGAAGTTTGAGGCTGCATCGGTTGAACGCAACCGGCAAGCGATGGAAGTGATGAAGGGTATGCGAGCGCAACGTGATCGAATCCCGATCATCAAGTTGGATGAGAAGTCTGCCTTCCAATCAAAGTCACGGAAGTTCAGTTCTTCGTACAGCATCAAGACACGACGCAGAGTGAAGCGCAAGGTGACCAGGGGCGACGTGTTCTTTGGTGCCGAGTTCGGTGGTGGTAAATATGGTTCATCGAATAGGACTTCGGCTGGGGCTAGGTCACGTGCCACAAGAATTGATTCACAGGGCAACCGAGTTGCTTCAGATGGCTTGCGTAAGGGTGGGGGTCGGACTACCCAGTTCCTTCCACATCGTGGACAGAAGGGATACTTCTTCTGGCCTGCCGTGCGTAAGAACAAGGACAACATTGCCAAGGTGTATTTGGATGCGATTGATGAGGTTCTCAAAGGGCTTGAGGATAAGGCTTGACTTTGGCTGTGGTTTCGCTACCCTGTAGTTAGGGAGGCGTTCATGGTTGTCTATTTTGATTCGGTCAAGTCTGTTCAGCCGAAGCCGTTCGCATCAAATTGGGTTGACCTCAAAGAACGCTTGATGCACCATGAGGAGAACGCACACAAGTCTGATGGTGCGTTGTGGTCACCTGTTGAGTACTACCCAGGTAGGACTCGCGGTAACACTGCTGTTCGGTTCATTGAAGCGTTGGTTGTTGACATGGACGGTGAATCGTTTGCCAATGCCAACCTTGACGGCTACGAGTATCTTGCCTACTCCACCTACTCACATCGACTAGATGATCCTCACTACCACTTGGTGTTGCCGTTGGCTGAGCGTGTACCGGCAGGACTGTGGCGAGCTGTGTGGGCTGAGTTGCATGAACGAATCAACTTGCAGGGTGACCCTGCAACGAAAGATGCTGCGCGTATCTTCTATCTTCCGCAACATGCACCAGATCAACCGTTTGAGTTCCACGAACAATCAGGAACATTCATTGACACAGACTTCCAATACGAACCTGCACGGAACCCAACACCTGCGTCACCACGTCAGTCTGCTCAACCTCGACGCAAACGCACCATCGGTGTTGAGATGAATGATGCGTGGTGGGATGCAGGCAAAGTGATCACGAAGTATGACGGTCTTGAAAGTAAAGCATTGTGGTCTGCTGTGTTGGCTGACTTCCGTGCCTTGCGCTCGGCTTGTGAGGATGTCATCTAGAATTAGCGCATGGCTGGCGCACGTACCTTCGTAGTTCGATTCCTCGCTGACGCTGATCAATATAAGAAGGGCATCAAGCAAGTCTCCGATGGTATGGGTGGCTTGAAGACTGATGTGTCTAGTTTGATTCCGTCATTCAAAACGGTGGCTCTTGCTGGTGTTGCTGCGTTCGGTGCTGTTGCAGCATTCGCAACCAAAGCAGTTCAGGCTGCAATGGAAGATGAGAAGTCGCAAGCGTTGTTGGCTGCACAGTTGAAACGAACCTTCGGTGAGCAGCAAGGTTTGACTGATGCGGTTGAGCGTTATATCTCGGTGACGCAACTTCGTACCGGAACTAGTGACACCGAGTTGCGTGACTCGCTGGCCACGTTGATTCGTGTCACAGGAGATTTCAGAAAATCTCAAGACCTGTTGACTATTTCCCAAGACATCGCAGTAGCTACAGGGAAAGACCTCCAGTCAGTTTCGCTAGCGGTGGCGAAAGCCTCATTAGGCCAGTTCACTGCGTTGGGCAAACTTGGTATTCCATTAGATGAAAACACAAAGAAGTCCAAGGACTTTGGGAAAGTTTTGGAAACTTTGCAAGGTCAATTTGGTGGTGCTGCGGATGCTGCTGCTAACACGTTCGGTGGCAAACTAAAAATCATCAGAGGTCAATTTGGTGAAATTGTTGAAACGATTGGTACAGCATTGCTGCCCTACTTGGATCAGTTGGCAACATTCTTCACAGAGAAAATTGCTCCTGCTGTTCAAAGGATAACTTCTGTTATCAGTAAGGATGGATTGATTGCAGGATTCCAACAGTTGATTTTTGAATCTGGTAAAGCTGGGCCGGCGATTGTAGGAACATTCAAAGCCATTGCTGTTGTTATTGCCAACGCAGTGAACATTCTGTATAAGGCTTATTATTTAACAAAGGCAACTGCTGAAGCCGCGTTCAATCCCGTTCAAGCAGTTAAAGATTTCAATAAAGGTTTAACTGGGCAAGCGATTGATGTTGACAAACTCAAAGCATCATTTGATGCTCTTGCTATGCCGGTCAATCGTTATGCTGGAGTAGGAATACCTGCTGCGATTCTTGCGCAACAAGGGTTTGGCAAAGGTGCAAAAGATTTGACAGATGATCTTGGTGGAGATACTGGTGGTGGATCAGGTGTGGCTAAGGCTGTGAAGACCGCTACTGAGAAGTTGAAGGTTTATACGGATGCGTTGAAGTCGAGCAACTCTGCACAGAAGTCCTTCACTCAGGCGCAGAAGGCTTCGGTGCAGGCTGGTAAGTCGTTGACGGCTGCGAACCAAGGTGTGGCTGATGCGCAGGCTGCGTTGGATCAGGCTGTGGCTGGGTATGGTGCTGATTCACCACAGGCTAAGAAGGCTGCGAAGGATTTGGAGCAGGCTCAGCGTGGGTTGGAACGTGCTGGGTACAACGTGGAGGGTTCGTTGTTTGCGATCAAGGATGCTGAGGAGGCGTTGAAGAAGGTTCGTGCTGATCCTGAGTCAACACCACAGTCAATTCGTGAGGCTGAGATTCGGTTGGCTGAGGCGAAGTTGTCAAGTGCTGATGCGATTGATCAGCAGACTGAGGCGACTGATGGTTTGACCAAGGCGACTGGTTTGTTGAATGAGGCAGTCTTTGGTGCGTCGGCTGGTTCAGAGATCTTCAAAACTTTGTCGGATGCGTTGACTGATGCGAAGGAGAAGCAGTCTGCTGCGACTGAGGCTGTGGCTGATGCGATTGATCGTGAGACTGAAGCGTTGAACAACTATCGTGAGGCGATCAAGAAGGTTGGTGAGACTCAACTGTTGTATCCAAAGGTTGTTGCTGCGAATCCGATGGCTGGTGTGGCTGCATCTATTCCGGCAACGGTGACTGGTAACTCGACTGGGTTCAAGGCAAATCCTGCTGGGGGTGGGATGGTGGTCAATGTAAATGCTGGGTTGGTGGCTACGCCTTCAGATGTTGCTGATCAGATCGCTGATCTGTTGACTCGACGTGGGAGAGTGAACGGCGGCAATGCGTTCTTTGCAGGTAACTAATGGCTAAGGCTGCGAAGTGGGGTTCAACATACAAGGTGTTGTTGGATGTTGGTTTCTTGGCTGATGCGTTCACGTTAGATTCCAGCAAACTTGATGGCACCGATGTGTTGGATGGGACAACAAACTTTGTGGACATCACCGAGTATGTGACGAACATCAATATCAATCGTGGCCGTGCAACCCAACTTGATTCGTTCCCTTCATCATCCTGCACAATCACAGCCGATGACCGTGCAGCTGCCCGATACTTTGACCCACTCAATACAGCATCAGAATGGTATTCAGGTGGGACTATTGGTATCGCACCACGTCGAGCGTTCCAGGTGTACGGCGGTACAGCCGGCACCACAGCAATGTTCACAGGATTCGTGTACGACTTGAACATGGACTATGCCGAACCGAACCTGTCAACAGCAACAATCGTTGCCACCGACGCACTCGGACAACTCGGTCAAACCGTCCTGACCGCATTCAACCCATCATCACAACTCACCTCTGCGCGTGTGTCAGCAATCTTGGATCGTCCTGAAGTGTCGTTCTCAACTGCGACCAGAAGCATTGAGACTGGGGTTGCGACGTGTGGAACGGTTGCGTATGACGATGCGACGAATGTGTTGCAGGCGTTGCAGGATGTGGCGACGGCTGAGGGTGGGCGTTTGTTTGTGGATCGTTCTGGGAGTTTGAACTTTGATGCTCGGATTGCGACGTCGTTTGGTACGGCTGTGGCTTCGTTTGGTGGTACGGCTGGTGTTCCGATTCAGTCGTTGGCGAATGTGTATGGGGCTGAGACGGTGGTGAATCGTGTGGCTGTGCAGATTGATGGCGGTACTGCTTCCAGTGTTGCGTCTGGTACTGCGTCGCAAACACAGTATGGGATCAAGGCGTTGTCGTTGACTGGGGTTCCGTTGGCCACTGATGCTGCTGGGTCAGCGTTGGCTGCATCGTTGTTGTCAAGGTTTCAAGACCCTGTGGTTCGGTTCTCGGAGATGGATGTGTTGTTGAATGCGTTGACTACAGCACAACAAGCACAGATGGCAGGGCTAGAGATTGGTGACATCCTGTCGGTGTCTAAGACATTCTCAACTGGCACACCGGCAACGGTGACACAGAACGTCGTTGTTGAATCCATACGCCACACAGTCAACCCATCAACACATCGAGTCACCATCGGAATGGGTCAAGTCCAACTTGTACTACCATTCATCCTGGACACCTCAGCCCTCAACTCAACCGTCTACGCACTACAATAGGAGCATTATGGCAGTCAGACCAACCTTCACCAGTGGCGATGTTTTCACAGCAGCCAACGCCACAACACTCGCAGCATCCGTTGTTGCTATCAACGCACAGACCGGCACAACATACACAGCAGCCGTCGGTGATGTCGGCAAACTTGTCACCCTCAGCAACGCAGCAGCAATCGCACTCACAATCCCACCCTCAGTCTTCGCTGTTGGTGACCAGATCAACATCATGCAAGGCACAGGTGGATCAGGTGTTGTGACGATCAGTGGTGCAAGCGTGACACTGAACTCGAATGGTGCAAAGTTGAAGACGAATGGACAGTTTGCTGTGGCAACAATTCTTTGCACAGCGTCAAACGTGTTCTTGGTATTTGGCAACTTGGTGGCATAAGCCATGCAACTACTTGCAGGTGTTGCTATCGGTGGCAAACCATCAACGATTGAATATGTGGTTGTCGCAGGTGGTGGCGGTGGTGGTTCAACTGACGGTGGTGGCGGTGGTGGTGCAGGTGGATTCCGCATATCAACTTCGTTCACACAAAGCGCATCGTTCACAGTAACCGTTGGTGCTGGTGGTGCTGGTGGTGGTGCTGGTTCTGGTGTTGGCACAAACGGTTCAAACAGCGTAATTGACACAATCACATCTGCTGGCGGTGGAGGTGGTGCAACATATTCACCAAGTACGATTGGCAACTCAGGCGGTTCGGGTGGCGGTGGTGCAGGTATCCCATCATCCGGTGGCGCGGGTGGAGCGTCATCTCCTGTGACATCGCCTGTACAAGGTTTTGCGGGTGGTAATGGTTTGGCTGGTAACTCCGTCGGCAACGGTGGTGGTGGTGGTGGCAGTTCTGCTGTTGGTGGTAACGGTGCATCTTTGCAAGGCGGTGCAGGCGGTGCAGGCACGGCAAACTCAATCACGGGTGCGTCAGTAACTTACGCAGGCGGTGGAGGTGGAGGTTCTTTCAACGGCACTGGTGGCGCAGGTGGCGCAGGTGGCGGTGGATCAGGTCAGGGTGCTGGTACTACAGGAACAGCGAATACTGGTGGCGGTGGTGGTTCATCACAAGGCAACCCTTCCACAGCAGCAAACGCTGGTGGTTCTGGTGTGGTTGTTATTGCTTACCCAATCGGGTTTGATGCGTTTGCCAGTGTTGGAGGCGGTTTGACATACACGATTGACACCACGACACGAAGCGGTTTCAGGGTTTATAGATTCACAGCAGGAACAGGAACGGTGACAGTCTGATGGCTCACTACGCATTCCTTGACTCAAACAATGTGGTCACTGAAGTCATCACAGGCAAAGATGAAACAGAACAGATTGACGGTCTTGACACAGAAACTTGGTACGGAACTTTTCGTGGCCAAGTTTGCAAACGCACAAGTTACAACAACAAGATTCGCAAACAGTATGCAGGTGTTGGGTACACATACGACGCAATCAAAGATCAGTTTGTTAGTCCACAGCCATTCGCGTCGTGGACACTTGACAGCAACAATGATTGGCAGGCACCAACTGCGAAACCGAATGATGGGAAGATGTATAGATGGAACGAATCATCTCTCGCTTGGGTCGTAGTCGTTGGCTGATTGTTGCTCCTGCGCTTCTAGCCTCGATCTTTAGTTTCATTCCGTCAGCGTTAGCTGATCCGGCACCTGGGTTGTCTACGTTGTATTACACGATTGATGAGATACCTCCTGCCATGTCTGACACTGAGTATGAGTTGTGTGGTTCTGAGGTTGAGAACAACATCAACCGTTCGTATGACGGTGAGCCATACCAAGACTGCACAGGCGATCTGTTCATGGTTCACATGACTGGGTTCATCACGATCCCAGAACATGAAACGATTGAGTTCTGGTTGGCAACGGATGACGGTGGTCGAATCAATATTGACGGGAATGAGTGGGGCAATTGGGGCGATCAGGGTTGCAGCTGGATGGAGTCTGGGGAGATAGACATTGTTGCAGGCAGTCAACCGCTTGACTTGTGGATGTACGAGAACGGCGGCGGAACGTGCATACTTTTGGCTTGGAACATTGACGGTCAAGGTTTTGAGATTGTGCCTGATGAAGCGTTCACCACCGACTACCAGCAACCAGTTGACACAACGATTCCAGATACCACAAAACCGATTACAACCTCAACCGATATTCCAGTAACAACTATTCAGGAGACAACTACAACATGGACGACCACGACAACTTCTACGACTGTCGCACCAACAACTGTTCCTGCTACAAACCCATCGACTACTTCGACACCTCAAACAACTTCCACATACCCACCAGAGCCAACGATGCCAGAGCCACCTGCAACGGTGCCTCGACCACCCACAACAATGCCAACCCCACCAGAGACCATCCCTGAACCACCAGATACATTGCCAGCCTTACTAGAACCACTGTTTCCCCCTATCCCTGACACGATGCCAGAACCGCCAGACACTACTGTTTATCCACCTCAAACGCTACCGTTCGTCGAACCACCAGATACCGTTCCCCCACCCTCAGACACCCAACCCCTGCCACCAGACACGGCACCAGACGCACCACAAGCCCCTGAGACAAGCGAACCAGCCAAAGACGCAGAACTCCCACCCATCACCGATCAAGCCATTGTTGAAGCCCTCGCCAACATCGAGCAAGCAACCCCAGCAGAAGTCAAAGCCATCGTCACCGAACTCCTCACCCACGCCCTGACCACCGACCAAGCCGTCTCCATTGCATCCGAGCCGGCAATCCTTGAGGTGCTGACCAACGCTGAAGCCGAGCAAGTCTTTGAGCAGGTCGCGGTTGAAGAACTGTCAACGGAGCAGGCGACTGAGTTGGTGGCTGCTGTGCAAGATGCACCAACCAAAGTGCGTAAAGCATTCGAGGCGGTGTTGAATCTGTTTCAAGGTTTTGCTGATGATTATGTGATGACGAATCAAACTGTGCCAATCAAAACTCGACGTGCGCTCATCGCCTTAGGTGCTGTATTCTTGGTGTCAGCCCCTGCACCAACACGAAGGAATCGGCGATGAAGATATGGGGTGAGTTTCATGCGTTGCTGTGGACTATTGCTGCATCTGTCACGACGATCCTCACGTTGTCGGGGGCTATCCAACGAGTCGTGATCTGGCTTACTGTTGGAGCATTAGTTCTGCACCTGATCGGCGCACTCACCAAGAAAGAAGAATCAGAATGAAGAAGTTCCAAGATGTCGCAGGTCGTATCGTCGCAGTGTTCCTATCGTCAGCTCTTGCCATCGTTGGTGGTTCAGCCGTGATCGCACCGGAACTGGAGATATGGAAGTCGGCTGTGTTGGCTGGGTTCGCAGCCTGTGCAACCGTTGTGCAGAAGTTGGCTCAAGCATCCCTTGATGGCAACCTCACGATGGATGAAATCAACGACGCATTCGGCGCAAAGAAGAAGTAACTCATGACCAAGATGCCTTGGCCTGTAGTCCCAATCAAGTGGTGCGATCATCTCAAAGGCAAGAAGCCTTCTGAGGTATCGCTCACAATGTTGCGACCCATCAGTGGTGGCGGTCAGTTGCATCATTGTGCTGCTCGGGCTTGGGAAGCAATGAAGCATGCTGCGATGGCTGAGGCTGGGATCAATCTGAAGCCGACTAGTGCCGGTGACACGTATCGAAGTATCGCTCAGCAGAAGGCTGGATTCTTGCAACGGTTCCAGGTGGAGCCGATTGAAGGCGCACAGACCCGAACCTATGAGGGCAAGAAGTGGTATCTGAAGAAGGGCATGGCTGTACTTGCCAGTCCTGTTGATGATCCTGCGAAGTGTTCACGTCACATGATGGGCATCGCAGTCGATGTCGCAAACGCATCAGGCAAAGTCTTGGCATGGTTGTTGGAGAATGAGCAACGCTTCGGGTTCTCACATGAAGTTGTTGACATGCCAGGTGCAGAACCTTGGCACTTGCGCTGGACAGATTCAACACCCAACCAAGCCGTCCTCGACTACGAGGCAGCGAACCCGAAGCCTGTCGCATGATGGACTGGGGCATCGTTCTTGCTGCGTTGATCACGGCTGTGGGTGGGGCTATGACAACGCTGATGTTGGTGATGCGTAAAGAAAACACGCAAGACCACGCAAGGGTTGTGGATGCGTTGGATGTGCTTAGTGGAAATGTGGACAAGATTGGGACTAAGTTGGATTCACACATCGACTGGCATCTCAAGGGGACTACCAATGGCGAAACTATTGCAGGAAATAAAGTCGCAAAGCCTAAGAGGAACATCAAAGCTTGATGAGATAGTTGCTCAACTCTCTGCCGAAGATGGCAAAGACTTACGCGAAGCAATGGCAGACCCCACGATCAGACCCATGCAGATAGTGCATGCCTTGAAGAAGCGTGGATTCAAAATGTCTCCATCGGTAATCACGCGACATCGAGACAACAATGTCACTCGCTGACGACTTACGCGAAGCAGGTCAACCAGCATGGCCAGTGATCCAACCTGGCAAACGGTACACAGTCCCCACCCTCAACCCACAACCCGTCAAGCACGGCGAATATCAGACGGCTGTAATCCTGCCGGACATGCAGATCGGATACTTCCACAATGCAGCAGGCTTAGAAGCAATCCACGATGAGCAAGCGATTGAGGTTGCGTTACGGATCATCAAAGCATCGAAGCCTGCACAGATCGTCATGGTTGGCGACAACCTAGACCTATGCGAGTTTGGCAAGTACCGCTACACCCCAGCGTTCGCACGAACGACACAAGCTGCGATTGATAGGGCAACAGAGTTGTGCGCACAGTTGCGCAAACTTGCACCTCAAGCCACGATCACATGGATCGCAGGCAACCACGAAGAACGACTTGGCAACTATGTTCTGGACTCGGCTGCTGCTGCGTTCGGGTTACGTCGAGGCAAGGTTCCGTCCGAGTGGCCTGTGATGTCGGTGCCGTATCTGTGCCGGTTGGATGAGTTTGAAGTGGAGTATCTGAGTGGATACCCAACGGGTGCGCATTGGATCAATGAACGCTTGCATGTCATTCATGGCGACAAGGTTGCCAGTGGTGGCAGTACTGCTCACAAGTATTTGGCAACACAAAAGACTTCGGTGATCTTCGGTCATATTCATCGGCGCGAATGGGCTGAACGAACCCGTGACGATTACGACGGTGCGAGAACAATCTTGGCTGCATCACCAGGATGCTTGGCACGAATTGATGGAGCAGTGCCTTCGACTAGGGGTGGGCATGACCTTGATGGTCGTCCGTTGTACCGGTCAGAAGACTGGCAACAAGGGTTGGCGGTAGTTGAGTACGAACCTGGTGATGGTGACTTCGTGTTGGAGTTAGTACCGATCCGTAATGGTTGGGCTAGGTGGCGTGGTGTTGACTACCTAGCATCACAGCCGTGAGCCAACCGATGGTGTTGGTCACGTGGGCTGACGCTCATTCGGGTGTGGCAACTTGGACACCGATAGATGCGCTTGATAAAGACGAGATGATTGTGTCCACCTGTGGATTCCTGCTCGCAACTTGTGATGGTGGCAAACCTGACCACATCACGATCTATCAGTCCAGAACGCAGGAGGACGATATTGACCATGTTTTGCACATTCCCGTAGCTATGGTGCGCCATATGGCTATCTGTACCCCCGAAACCCATATGGGATATGGGTCAAAAAATATCTAAAACAATGCTTGCATTTGTCTTACAATACCCCTAGATTGAAGTCATCAAGGAAATACCTTGAAGTCTCAAAGGAGGGACATAATGGAAACAGTAACCACAGCAAGGATATGGAGCGACCTAGGAGGTCGTTGCGTATGTGACAAGCACCTCGGCAATGAAGCATCGTTCAAGTTGGCGAAGCGACCATCAGCCAAGACCATCACCACATCAATGACCAAGTGGGCAATCATGCACGAAGAAGAAGTCACCTACCTCAGCAACGAATACTGCAATGGTGGAACGGTTTGCGAATCATGCAGGGAGGGACGATGAACACCTATACAGATGACCAAGGCAATATCGTTTGCTCAATCCACATGGATGCAAGCGTTATGAACAAGCACGACCAATGTGACGAATGCTTAGACGATGCCCACGAAGCAGAAATCCTCGCACGATGACCACCAAATATCCAACCCTCACCATACGCCTCCCTCAACACACCATTGATTGGCTCAATGCCAAGGCAAAAGAATATGACATGACCAAATCGGAAATGGTCAGAGAAGCCTTGCACCTCTACTACAAGACAAAATAGTCACCCAACGACTAGGGTGAAGGTTGGCTCGTTCGCACCCGATTGGTCGCTGAACAGCCCCTCACCCTTCCTCCTTGGGGTGAGGTCATATATCCACTCACCTGCGAAGATCGGACAGACCATGAGACGCATCACAGCAACCATCGTCACCACACTCACCTTGCTCATAGGTATCGGAACTGCACACGCAGTCCAAGCCCCCAAACCCACCCACAGCCCTTCCGTCCGTCGTATAGAAGTGATACCGAAAGATCGTTTAGAAGTCCAACCGACAATCGTGTTTCGGCACGGCGACATCAGTTGGTTGCCACAGCTCGCAGCAGAAGCAGGATGGCCACCTCGCACCATCAAAAAATTGAGCATGATTGTCCTACGCGAAAGCGGTGGATGTCCGGCACGAAAGGGCGGGGACATCGTAGATAAGAACTGCAACATCATCGGGCATGACGGGTCAAATCATTCGTCAGACAGTGGGTTGCTTCAGATCAATTCCGTGAATTACCGACTCAGCCGAAACAAATGGGCTGCGGTCTGTTTGGCTGAGATTGCTTGTACCCAAGAACCGTTGCTGGATGCCTTGACCAATCTCCGTGCAGGACTCGTTCTGTTCAAGATCGCAGGCTGGGATCCTTGGACACCGCCACCTGGCGGTTGGTGACCATCCACCACCTTGCACCATCAATGCCCTACAGTCGAATGTGACCCATAGGAGGGCAAACAAATGGAACCACTAACAGACAGAATCAAGGCAGGCTGGATCATCGCATTCACAATGATTGGATGGCTGTTCTTCTTGCTACCAATGACGGGTGAAGATATTCCAGAAGGACAACCAACACCAGTATCCCAACAAGCGTGGATTACTTGGATCATCATCAACTTCGTGATGCTCATCCTTGTTCATCTACTCATCAGCAAAGAACATCGTGCCAACAAACGCGCAATCAAAACATTGAAGCGTGTTGCCAAGGCTCGACTAAACCATCCAACACACAAATGAGCGAAGGTCACGTTGTAGATAGTTGGTCTGAAGGCGCACATGTCTTCAGACCAACTCAACCTGCATGGATGACTCAAGCGAAATGCAAAGGTCAAACCGATCTGTTTTTCAACGAAGGGAACAGCATCTATGTTCGTGCAGCAAAAGTTATTTGTGGCACCTGCCCTGTTCGGCGCGAATGTTTAGCGTTCGCAATGAAAAACGATGACCAAGGCATCTGGGCTGGTACATCAACAAACGAACGTGAACGCATACGACGTGCGCTGAGGAAGAACATTAGAGTCTTGACATCATGACATCACCACAGAAGCGCAAAGGATCAGCAGCAGAGTTGGCTGTGGCCAAGTGGCTCAACCGTCTCGGCTGGACTGGTGCTGAACGCTCACGTGCCGGATGGACAGATGATCGAGGCGACATCGATGGCATTCCAGGTGTGTGCATCGAGGTGAAGAATGAGAAGCGAATTGACCTGCCTGGGTATCTGCGTGAGCTGGAGGTGGAGATGAAGAACGCCAAGGCTTGGGCTGGTGCCGTGATCGTGAAACGGCGTGGATCAACCGATCCTGCTGATTGGTATGCGGTCATGCCTGCACAGAAGTGGGCTGAACTGCTGCTCGAATTAGACCAACCAAACAACCCCACAACACCCCTAGACAAGTATCCCCATCGGCACCGATAACAGGTGCTACAGTCACAATCCTAATAATTCCCAAGCACTAAGGAGCCTGCGAAATGAGTACAGAAGACTTCATTCAAGAAGAAGCACCGAAGGATCGTTGGGGTCGATACCTGATCCAACAACCTGAAGGCAAGTCACGCGGATACACCAGAGTCACAACTGTCGCAAAGACACTTGATGACACAGCATCACTTGCTGATTGGAAAGTACGCATGGCAATCACAGGATTGGTTCAACGACCAGACCTACTTGCACAAGCATCAACAGCGATTGATGATCGCACTCGACTCAACAAGATCGCCAATGATTGTGTTGAAGCAGCAGGTGCGTACAGTCGTGCCAATCTTGGTACAGCACTACACGCAATCACCGAACAGATTGATCTTGGTTTGAAGCCTGCAATCTTGCCAGGCTTACAAGCAGACATCGATGCGTATGTTGCAGGAATCGCAGCGTATGGAATCAAGATGCACGACGAGTTTATTGAAGTGTTGTTGATCAACGATGACCTTGAGTATGCAGGTACAGCAGACCGCATCGTCACACTCATGGATGGCCGACTTGTGATCTTTGACTTGAAGACCGGAACAGACCTGTCGTACTCATTCGGCAACATCGCCGTACAGCTCGCCATGTACGCAAACGCTGACTGGATGTACAACTGGAAAACAGGGGAACGCACACCGATGCCAGCCATCGACAAGACAGTGGGCATCATCTGCCACCTTCCAGCAGGCGATGCAACCGTTGCCTTCCACGAAGTCAACCTTGTCGCAGGATGGGAAGCAGCGAAACAATCATTCGCCACACGTGAATGGCGCAAACGCAAAGACCTATTCAAGCCCTACGCAGCCAATACACCAACCAAAGTCGTAGAGACACCCAAGTCCTTGACTGCACGTGCAGGATGGATGAAGGCACGAATCCAAGCCCTTACTGGCGAAGCCCAAAAGATGCTGATCTTGTCATGGCCTCAAGCTGTGCCACACTTCGACCAATGCACCAACGAACACTTTGATGCGCTGATCCGTGTCATTGAGTTGGTGGAGGCTGAACATTCGGCACCGTTCTTTGCACCTGACCCAACGAAACCGAAGCCAAAGAAACGCAAGATTGCAGGCTTTGACAACCCAGACGATGCGTACCCAGGATGATTGACCCAATCGAAGGTCGTGCATACGACGTGAAGAGCGAAGATATCTTGGCGTTGAATTACATCAAGACACAAATCCAATCGCTTGATCACGAACGACGCAACGAATACGCAACCTTGCTCATTGATGCCCAGTCAGCTAAACGGAACATCAATCTGAGCGCAAACAAATCTCACAGACGATACGAAATTGCTAGAGGCATCCTGCTTCTTATGCAAGACGGACAGTTTGACCGAGACTTGGTGAAGGGCATCTGCTCCCACATCACCAAGAAGACATACACAAAGGCAGGCGAAGCACTAGGTCATCTGAATGCTGCACAGGCTGAGCTGTTCGCTCAAATCTGTTACGGCATCACAGTCAATCGAGTGACAATCCAATACATCCCAGAACAGAACACATTCCGTGTTCAGGAGGTTAGGCAATGACAGACATATTCCTACAAGACGGAGGATCAAAGTATCCTGCGCTCAAGTTCGAGACACCAGGCGACACCCATTCGGGCAAAGTTTTGGAAGTCAAGAAGTTGGAAGACCGTGACCCACAAGGCAACACCAAGACATGGGACAACGGAGACGTGCGATACGTGTTCGTGTTCACGATCAACACCGGCACCGAGATTGGAAACATCTGGGCGCGTGGTGCAATGGTGAAAACCGTGAGAGAGGCAGCCACAGCTGCTGGAGTCACCGCAATGGTCGGCACCACTCTCACTGTGAAGTACACAGGCGATGGTGAGAAGAAGACCAAAGGCTTCAACGCACCGAAGTTGTACAAGGCCAAAGTAGAGCCAGGTACAACTGACGAATCAGCAGCGATGTGGTAACCCACAGTCAATGACACAAGTTTGCTGGGTGGGGAGTCGTTCCCCCGAACCGTTGAACCCCACCCAGCAATTCAGTACCAACAGGAGCAACATGACAAAGCAAGACCTAGCAAACGCAATCCAATTCTTAGAGAAGATGGTCATCGGGGTAGCAGACCAAGACCGATTCTTCGCAACCTTAGAAGCACTCAAAACCGAACTCAACAAAAGGAGCAAACCCAAATGACACCAGACACCATCAACCTGATAGCAGAACTCGAACAACGAGTCTCCGAACTCTCAGCAGCACTTGAACTCGTCACCGAAGACCGAGACAACCTACGAGACGCAGGCAACAGCCTCATGCACGAACT